GACAAGTGGATGAAAAAAACCGTTAAGTCGGTTTACTATTCTGATACAAAAAAATGACTAACGCATACTTAAAACTTAATTAAAAATGGGAGCAACCGCAAAACTATTCTTAGAAAATTCAGAGGAATTAATCACGATGTACGAGCCTTCTTTTACAAAAAAAGACGCAATCCTTACTGGCAAGCGAATGGTTGATAACGTTATCAACGAGGGCAACGTGGACAAACACATGTTTATGGCGAACATTTGCCGACTTAAAGAAGTCGTTAATTCAGCCGACGCGGAAATGCGTAAACACTTGCCCGAGGAGAAAATGACTTGCTACGGCGTAGAGTTCACTCCAGTAAACGGCGGCGAAACGATAAACTACTCGGAGGATCCGATTTACTGCCAATTGAAAAATGATTTAGATCAGCGCGTTGAGCTGCTAAAATTGGCAAATAAGCAATCGCAAACAATTTTTGATGCGTATGGTAACGAGGTGCCAAAAGTCTCAACAACGCCACGCAAATCAAGTATAACTCTTAAATTTTAGATTATGGCATTTATAGAAAAAGAAAGCTATAAACATAAACTTTCAAAAGAATTACTTGCTGGTTGGTTAAATGAACTTGAAAAAAATAATGATGGTTGTTCATTTGGCCCATTTTATTGGCGTAGTCATTACGGAGTGCATACTGAATTAAAAATTTATGAAAATGATGATCCTTATTATTTTGAAAATTCAGAAGGACTATTTAATAAAAATTTTGATAGAGGTAAAATTTTATTTGTACCTGATATTACAATATTTCATAAAGGATGTATAAATTATTTAGTAGAGATTGTTCATTCAAACCCAGTTTCTGAAAAAAAACTTAATAAAATAATTGATTTTTTTAATCGTAAAGGACAACTTCCTGAGGTTTATGAAATAGAAGCGGAAGAAATTTTAAGACATACAAGTATTCCATATGACCTTGAATGTACAAGAATATTATAAATTTAAAAACAAAGAAAATGAAAGTAGGATCAAAAGTAAGATTGCGCGAGACAAGTATATTTGTATCGCTTGAGGATCGCCACAACCCACGCGATAAATACGGAACAGTTGTCGAAATAGGCAACGAGTCAAGAGACAAACGCCGAACATTTGAGCTTCCAGTCGTGGTTGACTGGGGAGGCTTTACAAATAGTTACCGTTATAGCGATTTATATGAGCTTTCGTAGGGCCAAAGAGATAGCAGCCAACATCGAACACGCCACAACTATTGACGTGTTCGAGAATGGTCGCACGCTGCCAGTCGTTGATGTACGCGCATTATTTTGCTACATTTTACGAATAGATTTAAAGTATAAACTCGTTGATGTTCGGGACATAATTCGAGAATACAGGCCTTACGATCATGCAACGGTATTGTATAACGTTCGACTATACGATAGCGATGTGAGATATAGAAGGCCCGACCTGGAGGAGTTAAGACTTCAGTTAATCAATCAGTACTCGCCGTATTTTATGATGCTTAAAAGAGTAAATCCAATAAACGACGAGGAGTTAATGCAACAAATAATAAATTTAATCGACAATTATGAAACCACAAAACAAAAAAGAGTTGATCTTTGTGACGCGAGCTGCGATTGAGGCGGCTGCAATTTTACTAATTATAACCGCAATAGGATGGCTAATATCACACCTTTAACCAGGATTAAAAGAGTAATGCGATTTTACTACAATCGAGGGGTAAATTCGGAACGAGTTAACGATTTATATAAAAAAATTTTGTCAATAAAATATAAATCAGTAATTTAGCCTTATCATAATAACCGCAGCAAGGCTCGAGCTGCTTCATTTCGTGCCACAAAAAACTATAATATTATGAGTACTTCAAACAGACGCGCTGCATTCTCGCAGCCAACAACAAACCCAGCAACAAAATTTTTCGAGTGGAAATCAAACGAGAAAACGTTTGCTTACTACGACAAAGAGAACAAAACAAACGTGAGCGTTGAGCTTCCGTTTAAATTCTTAGTTCTCGACGAACTGCACACCGTGAAAGGTTGGAACGACGCAACCGAAAGCGGGATTTATTCAAACGAGGTAAAATATATCTCAAAAGATGAGATGATTGTTAAGCCTTTCAAAGGCAACGAGATTGCTCGAGGTCTTTACAAAGACATCAAAGAGAAAGCAAAGGCCGCAGGAGGTCACTACGTTAAGAGTATTTATATAATGCTCGAGGGTGGCGAGATTGCAAACATTCAACTCAAAGGTGCAGCCTGTCAAACGTGGGGCGATTTTACCGCAAAGAGTAAAAGCCGATTAGTTGACGAGTGGGTTAGCGTGGTTGGCTTTGACGAGGCTAAAAAAGGCAGCGTTAAATACACAACGCCAGTATTCGGTTATCTTTGCTCACTTGATGGAGCGGAGGCCGACCTTGCAGACGAAGCGTTTAACACTTTGGAGGCTTATTTAAAGAGTTACCTCACGAAATCCGAGCCAATAGTGGCCGAGATTGAAGTAGAGGTTGACGCAGACGATTTGGATTTTTAATTTAAAACCCCCGAAGTAACTCGAAATCCTGGGAAATTAAAAGCACAGTTCGGGGGTTTATTAATTTTGATTTGGTTAAATAGTTGAGAAAGCGGTCTACGGATCGCCTTTTTTATTTATACGAAAGTGCTTTAGGGCACATTAAAAGGCCCTACTTTATTATATAGAAATAATCACTTTTTAAAATAAATTTTTTTTTTGAAAAATTGGGTTTCAATGTGCCCTAAAGCACTTTGATAGGTTAAAACGCTGAAAATCATATACTTTAGTACGGGGCACATTTATTTTTTTTAATTTTGTTTTTTGTATTAAAATAAATTCTATATTTGCTGAGTATTGTATTGGTGGATACGATATATTTGAAGACATTTTATTTAATCCTTTCGGGAGTAGTTGCCACCACAACGAAACCGAAGGGATTTATTTTTTAATTTATGAATGTAACTATTTACAAAAAAGCTACTGACGTCTCCAATGGGTTTACCAAAGACGTTTTCTTTTGTCTTGAAAGGATAAAGCAAGGCAAGAGTAAAGAAATGGTTGAGCAACTTCGGTTGATGCCAAAAGAGGAATACGACAAAAGCAAATCCAAACTTCCTGGTGTTTGTTTTAACGGTGTTTTTGAATATCGTTCGCTTACAGGAATTAAAGAGCATTCGGGATTGATTATTTTGGACTTTGATAAATTCAATACCAATCATGATGCTATCAATTTTCGAGACTCGATTTCAGATGACGAGTTTATTTTTTCAACTTGGATTTCCCCGAGTGGTAAAGGAGTAAAAGCGTTGGTTAAAATACCAGCATCAATTGAAAATCACAAAGAGTATTTTAAAGCTCTTAAAAATTACTTTAATCACTCCAATTGGGATGACTCGGGTAGTGATGTGAGCCGTTTTTGCTTTGAGTCTTACGATCCCGATTTGTATTTGAATAAAGAATCAAAACTTTGGGATACAATTGAGGCACCCGATTTGGCTGATGTCGGAAGTTATGAGGTTTCAATAGCGGTTAAGTCAGACAATATCATTATAAATAACCTGTTAAAATGGTTTGATAAAAAATTTCCTTTATCAAATGGAAATCGAAATAACAACGTTTATAAATTGGCCGCAGCTTTTAACGATTTTGGAATCAATAGGTCGGTTGCAGAACAAACCTTGTTCCAATTTGAGAGCCAAGATTTTGACCGCAAAGAAATTGCCACCATTTTAAATTCAGCCTATAAAAAAACGGCTAATTTTGGGACTAAATTCTTTGAGGATTTAACCGTAAAAGAGAAAATTGAGAAGCAAATACGAAGCGGTAAAAATCGCAAGGAGGTAATCGAGTCTAATTCTGAATTTGATAAAAAAGACGTTGAGAAATGCATCGATGAAATAAAGGAAGAAATAAGCGTCTCTGACTTTTGGGAATACAATGACAAGGGACGCATATCTTTAAAGCCGCACAAGTTTAAATTTTGGCTACAACAAAACAATTTTTATAAGTACTTCCCGACTAACACCAGTACGTTTACATTCATAAAAATTGAGCAAAATTTGGTTGAGGAGACAAGTGAGAAACGGATCAAAGATTTTGTTTTAAATAGTTTACTATCTCGCGACGATATTGGCTTCACTCCTTACGACTTTATGGCATCGTCAAATAAATACTTCCAAAGTGATTTCCTTGCTTTGCTCGAATCAACCGAAGTAAATATAAAAGAGGACACGCAAGAGGAGTGCTTTTTATACTTCAACAACTGCGTTGTACGAGTGACTGACACCGATATATCAAAAATCGATTATATTGACTTAGATGGCTTTGTTTGGAAGCGTCAAATCATAAACCGAGAGTATATTGAAAGCGACCACCATAGCTCGACGTTTAGAAAGTTCCTATGGTTAATTGCTGGGCAAGATGCTGAGAAATATAACTCATTCAAATCGGTAATTGGTTACCTATTGCATTCGTTTAAAACCTCAGCAAACAACAAAGCGATTATTTTTAACGACGAGACAATCTCTGAAAATCCAAATGGAGGAAGCGGAAAGGGGTTATTTTGGAACGCGCTTGCTCAAATGAAAAAAGTTAGTTCGATTGATGGCAAAACTTTTGAATTTACAAAGTCATTTCCTTATCAAACCGTATCAACCGACACGCAAATACTTGTATTTGATGACGTAAAAAAGAACTTTAATTTTGAGAGCTTATTTTCTTTGATTACTGAAGGAATCACACTTGAATACAAAGGTCAAGACGCTATAAAATTACCTGTAACAAAGAGTCCAAAAATACTAATCACAACAAATTACACCGTTGGAGGTGTTGGCGGATCGTTTGAGCGTCGAAAATTTGAGGTTGAGATGAGCGACTATTTTAGTTTTAAGCACACTCCAGTAGATGAGTTTGGGCATTTATTGTTTGATGATTGGGATGCTGAGGAGTGGTTGAAGTTTGACAATTTTATGATTACTTGCGTGCAATTTTACCTGCAAAATGGATTGACTAAGCACGATTTTAAAAACTTAGAAGTTCGAAAATTTATCAAAAACACTTGCTTTGAGTTTTACGAATGGAGCAGGCCCGATCAAGATGGCAAAAATGAGAATATCGAGTTCAACGTTCGCTGCATTAAACAAAATTATTACGAAAATTTTGTAAATGAATATCCCGATTTTAGAACGTACAAGCTATCTCAGAAACGTTTTACACAATGGATTGAGCATTATTGCAAATTTTATGATTATAAATACTTAACAGGCAAATCAAATGGCGACCGTTGGTTTGAAATTGTAAACGAAAATTCTAATGTCGAAGATAATAACGAAATATACTTTTAATTATGAGTGAAGTTAAATACGAATATTTATACAACGAATTTAATGAGTTAGTTCACAACTCTGATGCAATTCGTGGAGCTGACTATCGATTGTATAAAGATTTTCCTTTAGATTATACTTTTAAACAAGGACCAGAAAGAGAGTTTTTTACTTTAAAAAATGGATTTGATAACGGAGGAGAATCTGCTGAGCATTATAATGCTAAAATGAAAATCGTAAAAGAAAAAAAATACTTTGATACAATTTTTAAAAAATGGATTGAATTTTATAATGTAATCGAGGAGGTATATCAACTTGGAAATAAAAAGCCTGATTTATCTTGCTATGATGAACATGGAAATCTTGTTATGTGTATTGAAATATTTTTTACACATAGAAAATCAGAGGAAGACATCGAACAATTAAAAAAAATTAAAGTACCAATCGTTGAAATAAATATAAAAAATGGAAACAAATGTAATCACATTATACTCCCAACATTACTCGAATCTAAACGAGAGCAATTTAACAAACTTAGAAATCAAATTAAAACAGTTGAATACGAAACAGATATCTATTCAATCGAAGAAATTAATTGCAGAAGAGAAGTTGAAGAGTTTGAATCAAAAATTCAACATTGTATACAAGCGACACATCAAAATATTAAATACTTGGCAGAATACACCAATAGAAGACAGGCTTTTAATACAAAATCAGTTTTGCGAAATGGAATTAAATCAATTAGAGCAGAAATTGAAAAAGTTACAGGAGATATTAGTTGGCAAAACAATCGAAGCCGACAAGCTCGTACAATCTGCGAAAGAGGTTTCTAATAAATTTTTACTTCAATGAAATTAAGAGACTACCAAAATAAAATCTCAGCTGAAGCTGTTGAGATTTTGCGAAATAAACACATCGTTTACCTCGCGATGGAAGTTCGCACAGGCAAGAGCTTAACCGCTTTAAATACGGCCCAACTTTATGGGGCTAAAAAAGTATTGTTCCTGACTAAAAAGAAAGCAATTTCATCAATTCAATGGGACTACGACAACTTCGGATTTACGTTTGATTTAACAATAATTAACGACGAAAGTTTACATTTAGTCAAAGGCGAGTTTGATTTAATCATTCACGACGAACATCACAGGTATGGTGCCTTTCCGAAACCAAACGCAACGGCTAAGGAGTTTAAAAAGCGTTTCAGTAAGCTCCCGATGATATTCCTAAGCGGTACGCCAACGCCCGAGTCATACTCGCAGTGGTTTCATCAATTTTGGGTAAGTGATTACTCGCCCTATAAAAACTATGCGAATTTTTATAAGTGGGCCGCTGAGTACGTCGATATAAAAGAAAAACGCTTAGGTTATGCGGTTGTCAAGGATTACTCAAACGCAAAAGAGAATCAAATACGAAGATCCACACGGCCGTATATTATAACTTTTACACAAAAGGAGGCAGGCTTTACGACGTCAGTCAACGAGATGGTACTGGAGTGCGAGATGCAACCAATCACTTACGAGGTCATTCGACGCCTTAAAAAGGACTTAATCGTTCGCAACGGACAAGGGCAAGTCATTTTAGGCGATACAGGCGTTAAGTTGATGCAAAAAATGCACCAACTGTCAAGCGGAACGTGTAAATTCGAGGATGGCACCAGCAAAGTGATCGACGACTCAAAGGCAAAGTTTATAAAGGAGAAGTTTCAAGGCGAGAAAATCGCAATCTTTTATAAATTTAAGGCCGAATGGGATGCGCTCCTTCAAGTATTTGGAGCCGATTACTTGACAAATTCAGTCGAGGAATTTGACGCAACCGATAAAAATATCGCTTTGCAAATAGTCAGCGGACGCGAAGGAGTCAGTTTAAAAAACGCAAAGTATCTCGTTTACTATAACATCGATTTTAGTGCAACGAGCTACTGGCAAAGCCGTGATCGCATGACCACAATGGCACGACAAGAGAACGAGGTCTTTTGGATATTCTCAAAAGGCGGTATCGAATACGACATTTATAAGACCGTGCAGCAAAAAAAAGACTTCACTCTTGCGATATTTAAAAAACTTTAATTATATTTGACCACCGCCAAGAGAAAACACACAACTAACAACACCCTTCTTTTGCACTTGGCGGTCAATTGAGGGGTGTTTGTTTATTAGTCAGAGAGCGGAAAGGAAAACGCAGCGTATGGGTCGCAACCATTGGGAGTACTCGTTCCAAAGGACAAACGAGTTGTACAGGTTCGAATCCTGTCCTGACTACAAAATTATTAAGCTATGAAATACATACTAATTTTTTTAATATACGAAATGCTTAGGCCGTATTTAATTCGATTGTTCCACTACATAATATCAAGACTTTGACCGAGCAGCAAATTCAAACAAAGATTAAACGCAAACTTATTGAGCGCGGTTGGTATGTCACGAAACTGATTAAGACATCGACCAACGGCATTCCCGACCTGCTGGCAATCAAATACGGCAAGGCGATGTTTATCGAAGTGAAACGCGAAGGCGGGAAGCTATCGCCAATTCAAGAGCTGCGCATTGAGGAACTGAAAGCCGCAGGGGCAATTGTAAAGGTTTGGACTGACTTTGATACTGATTTTAATTAAAACTGCATTGACTATATGACACCAAAACACTACGACAACCAGCAGCAATACGATGTAATCGATATAATTAAGGATTACGACCTAAATTTTAACGAGGGTAATGCAGTCAAGTATATCGTAAGGGCAAGACGCAAAGGCGCACACCTTGAAGACCTACGCAAAGCGATGCACTACCTTGACCGCGAAATCATACACCACGAGACAAAACTAAAATTTAAACAATGAGAGCAGGCTCCAAAATATACAAAGGCCTTGAGGTGCCAATAAGCGCACCCATACACATCAATAAGCAAGGGCGTGAGTTTTATATAAGTGGACTTTGTTACAATACCGCATTTTGCCGTTATATAGATACAGGAGAAATAATTGAGATAAAAAGTAACTTAGTATCGAAATATTTAGTAGGTTTGTAGCGTTATGGTAAAACCACACACGATTAGTACGCAGATGTGGCTTGAGCAAGAGGATGACACTCTTGGAATGGGCGGCAGCTTTGTGGAATTTCGGGTAATGGTTGACGCAATTAACGGCTACTGGATCGAGAACGAAAGCGAAATTTGCTTAGTCATTCAAGGAACTGTTTACTATGTCGAGAACAACGACGCTTTGCTCTTGTTTTTGTCAGAGTATTTTAACCCAATGCGGTTATGATACTGGCAGAGTTAGCCAAAAAAGATGCCCAATGGCGAAAGATGGCTTTCCAAATATGCAAAGACAAGGACTTGGCTGACGAGTTAGTGCAGGAAATGTACTTAAAACTATATAATAATACCAATCTAATCAAAGATGGATATATTTATACAGTATTAAGAAACCTTTTCTATGACTATGCTAAACAACAAAAGGATTTAATAGTCGATTTTAGTAATATCGAAATCTTAGACGATGGCGATTATATCGAGCCAATCGATTATAAGGCCCTTATAAAAGGCTTAACCTGGTATGAGCGCACAATGTTTGAGCTATCAACTTTGGTCGGTCAACGTGAACTCAGCCGACAAACAGGCATACACATACAAACAATCCATCGAATTAATAAGATGGTAAAATCAAAAATTTATGGCAAAAAGAAGGACTAAAAAAGAAATTCAAGGTCTTGGCGATGTAATCGCTAATATAACCAACTCAGTTGGGATTGAGCCTTGTCAAGGTTGCAAAGAGCGTCAATTCGTACTGAATCGTTTATTTAACTTCAAAAGAGTTAAAAGCGAGATGTCAGCAGATGACAAAGAAATGTTTAAAGAGTTCCTTGAGCTTAAAGGACAACGTGTACTCGATGCAAAGCGTACCGAGTTAAACTTGGACGACGTGACCTATTTGAACGCCTTATATCTCAATTATTTTGGTCTAGACAATAGCAATTGCCCAACCTGCTCCAAAGTACATGAGCAAATTATAAAAGACCTCAACAAACTATCGAATTATGCCAATTAGTTTTGATTATGATGGTGTTTTGTCAACTTCAAAAGGTAAGGATTTAGCGTCTAAATTCATAAAAGATGGCAAAGACGTCCGTATACTTACTGCTCGTTCTATTGCTGACGATAATAGCGACTTGGAGGCAACCGCCAAAAACTTAGGTATTGATACAATTTACTATACCAATGGCCGAGACAAATGGCCATTCGTTATCAAATACAACATTAAAGAACACTATGACAACAACCAAGAGCAAGTCGACAAAATCAATGAAAAAACAAAAGCAAGAGGAATTTTATTTGTTGGTTGATTTTTTAGACAAATTAATCGACAACAAACCCGAAGACGTTACTCACAACGAGCTTTGGCTTGCACCCAACTTATTTGATATTTTAAAACTCAAGGAATACCGCGATTTTAACATATTAACCGACGAAAATATACCAGTTAACCAAGTAATTATAGGACAATGGCATACTCACAAGAACAAATCGAAGATACTTTCAACGATATACTATACGAGATTGAGCAAGGCAATTCTTTAATCTCGATTTTAAGACGTAAAGAGTTCCCAAGTACTGCAACGTTTTATCAGTGGTTGGAAGCAGACGAAGACAAAGCAAAAAGATACGTGCGCGCGTGCGAAATCAGGGCTGACGTTATCTTTGAGGATATCATCGACATCGCCGATCACTCCAACGAGGATCATACTCCCTTTACTGGAGCTAATGTTGTGCAACGTGACCGCCTAAAAATCGATGCTCGAAAATGGATCGTTGCAAAATTGCACCCAAAGAAGTACTCGGACCGAGTGTATCAAGACATCACAACGCACCAAGAGCAACCACTTTTCCCCGATGTTTGTACGGACAACAGTAATAAATAAGGTCTTAGGACTAACCAAATTTACAAAAGGAATACAAGGAGGCACCTCAGCGGGCAAGACCTTCGGAATCCTTCCTATACTTATTGACTTATGCTGCAAGACCGAACTCCTCGAGATTTCGGTTGTAGCAGAGTCGATACCCCACCTCAAAAGAGGGGCAATAAAAGACTTCAAAAAAATAATGGTATTAACAGGCCGATGGAATCCAAACCGATGGAACGCGACCGACTTCA